TAATTATGGGATTAGACCAGTATGCAAAAAGAAGAGCTCCAATACAAAAAGGAAAAGAAATAGCTTATTGGAGAAAGCACAATAGACTTCAGGGTTGGATGGAAGAACTTTGGAGAGAAAAAACAGGTAAAGAAGGAGTATTTAACTGTGAAGAAGTTATATTAGAGTTAATAGATATAACGAATTTAGAGAAAGCTATTCTCAATAAAGAACTACCTCAGTCAGAAGGATTTTTCTTTGGAAATGACTCTTATAGTTGGGACGAAGAAGATATTCAAGAACAGATAAAAGATGATTTAAAATTCATAAAAGAAGCTAAGCAAGCAATTATGGAAGGAGATGAAGTTGTATATAGTTCTTGGTGGTAATGAAAGAATTTAATTTAAACAGATTAATGATGTCTTGTTGTGTAAATATAGATGACGAGTATTATGAAGAACTTTATGACTATTTAATAGAAATAGATGTAGATTTAAATACATTAAACATTGATGACTTGGTAGTTAATGGTGTTCAATTTCTTGATAAAGAAGATTGTGAAGATTACTACATACTAAAAGAAACCGACAGTGGATGTTGGGTAATATAATTATTTGGGGGTCTTTGACCCCCTTTTAATTTTTTATAGTATATTTAACCTCTCAAAATTAAAATATGGAAGACAGAGAAATAGAACACATGTTGTTAGGTAAAATTATGCTTAATGATAAAATATTAGAAAAATATTCTGATACACTACACATTGATTTGTTCCAATATCCTATAAGCAGAAAAATATTTTCTACTATGATAGAATTAAAAAACGAAGGCAAAAGTGTAGACTTAGTTACATTAAATACTGGGCTAGAAAATGAAACAGATTCTTTTTCTCCAGTATTAGCGGAATGTACGTCTAAAGGACACTCTTTAGCTAATGTAAGTTCTTGTATACAAACTTTAGAGAGTATATATCAGAAAAACAAACTAATGACAATATCTCAAAACATTAGTAACTCTGTTAAAAACAGACACAAATTACATAAAATTATAAGTTCTGTACAAAATGAATTAGCTGAAATTAATACATCTAAAGTTATTGAATTAGATGATTTGTCGTTACAATTAAAAAACACATTATCAGATATAAATAATAGAATGTCAACAGACGGCTTGTTAGGTATAGCGACAGGTTTTGATAAAATAGATAAATTTACAGGGGGTTGGCAGGAAACCGACTTAGTTATTATCGGAGGAGCTTCTTCTATGGGTAAAACTAGTTTTGCTCTTGCCATATTATTAAATGCTTGTAAGTATTCTAACACTCCGTCTGTGATATTTTCTTATGAAATGAGTAGTAATCAATTGTTAAAACGATTAATATCTATGGAATCTTCTGTAGAAAATAATTATATAACAAACGGAACACTTGGTAAAGATGAATATCTTAAAGTAAATCAAGCTATTGGTAAAATAGAAAAACTACCTATTAATATAGATGAATGTAATATTACTAATTTAAATTATTTGGTAAATAGAATTAAAAGTTATGTAAAGAAAAGAAGTATAAAACTAGTATTAGTAGATTACTTACAATTAGTTACTTACACAACTAAAAATTCTACAAGAGAACAAGAGGTTAGTAAAGTAGCTAGAACATTAAAAAATCTAGCAAAAGAACTTAGTATAACTATTATAGCTTTATCACAATTAAATCGTGGTGTTGGTATGCGTGCAATGGGTAAACCAACTTTATCAGATTTACGTGAATCTGGAGAAATAGAACAAGCTTCCGATATAGTTATATTAATACATAGGCCTGAATATTATGGTATAAAACATGATGATTTAGGTAATGACACTAAAGGTGTAGCTAATATTATATTTGCTAAAGGTAGAAATATTGGCGTAGGAGAAATACCTTTAAAATTTATTAGTAAATTAACTAAATTTGAAAACGCATGACGTTACCAGCAAAAATTATAATTACAACAACGATTTTTATATTCATGATATATATATCTATACAAATATTAGGGTATATATGTCTAGCTGTTATATCATATTACGGGATAAAACATTTTATTAACAAAGTTTTGTCATTAAAAAAATAATGTTTATTTTTGTCAATCACTTAAATAAATAAGTGATGTAATATGGGAGAAAAAAAATCACGTTTATCACAAATCATTGATGAAATTTCACATGACTTAAGTGTGGATAAAAGTACAGTACGTAGTGTGCTTACTTTATTATTCAAGGAAATAGCAATAACACTTATCTTAAAAGGTAAGCCAGTGTTGATTAGAAGATTTGTTAAATTCGTTATAGCTTTACGAGGAATTAACAAAATAAGAAAAGATATAAATAATGTAAATAAAGAAGAAAATGAACTTAAGAGAACTGACTAAAGAACTACCATATAAATGGAGAGTTCAATCAGCTAGGTATGGTAAAGCTGCTTGTGTAGCTTACATAGACGCTAGAGACGCTCAAGACTTATTAGATGAGGTTGTAGGACCTAGTAAATGGTCTACAGAATACTACGAATCATGTGGATTATTGATGTGTCGTGTTGGTATACACACAGAACATGGTTGGGTATGGAAATCAGATACTGGTTCCGAATCTAATGTAGAAAAACAAAAGGGACATGCATCAGACGCATTTAAACGTGCGTGTGTATCGTGGGGTATAGGTAGATTTTTATATAGACTACCAATACAAACCCTTAAAACTAAGGAATATAAAGGTAAAGAATATCCTTATGCACCAGAAAAAGATAAGATTATCTTTGATGGCGAAACTTTAACAAAATATATAAACTGGAAAATTAAAAACAATAAATAATGAAAGTATTACCATTTGACTTAAACACAACATCTTCTAAACCAGAAGGTAAACAAGAGTATTTAAAACCTGGGGCTCACCACTGTAAAGTTGTAAGTATAACAACATCTGATTTAATAGACAACTACAAAGGCTCACCATTTATTACATTTAATGTAACAAGTAATAACAAAAACGGTAGAGTACAAATGTGGGCAGTTAAACAAACTGACAAACCTTCAACACAAGATTGGAAGAAAAAACAAATGAAAGACTTCTTAGTCAACGCAGGTGTGTCTGATTTCTCTGACGATTCTAAAGCTATGAATGATGTTATAGGTAAAGACTTAATGATAACATTTATATCAGAAGAGTATGTTACGGTTAACAGAGAAACAGGAGAACCAGTAATTAGAGAAGCTGTTAAATATAGATGGAGTAATAAAGCGGGAGCAAACTGTGCTTATAGTCCAGATATGAATAAAAAACTATCAAATGAAGATAGAGACAAATACAAAGTAATGATGAAAGATTATCAAGGAACATCAGCTTCTGTAGAAAACGCTGACGGTATGACAGACGAAGATATGCCGTTCTAAAACAAATAATGATGGTAAATGAAATTTTCATAGCGGGGAATGTCCCTTCTAGTAAGAATGGTAAAAGATGGACTGGGAAATATCTTATACATTCTAAGACTACAATGAATTATATCAAAGAATCTAAAGAAGATTACGTAAGTAATAGGAAAAAGTTTCTGGATATGATTGAGGGTAAACAACCTCCCTATAAGATTTCATTTACTTTTCATAGAAGTACAAGAAGAAAATTTGATTATATAAATCCAGCACAAACTGTACAGGATTTAATGGTAAAATACCAATGGATAGAAGATGATAATTGTGAATTTATCAGACCATTTTTTGACGAATATACATACGACAAAGAAAATCCAGGTGTAACAATTAAAATATTATGAATGTATCAAGTATAAACGATTTTGTAGAAAAATATTGTGAACTACATGAAATAACACAAAATAAATTATTTTCATCAAGTAGACATAGGCCTTTAGTAGAAAAAAGAATGATATTAGCTTACTTTTTACGTAAAGGTACAAACATGAGTTGGAATGCAATAGGTAAATTAATGAACAAAAACCATGCTTCTATGATACACTATGTGAATAAAATAGAAACATTAATCACAATATATCCATATTTAAAAAGAATGTTTGATTCAACTAACGAATTATATTCTCAGTTTGAACACACTTTTAAAGAGCATAGTAATATATATAAAGAACTATTAATAGAAAATCAAAAATTAAAAGATAGAATTAATAGAAATATAGATATGATAAATACAATAATAGAAGAAGATAAAAAAGGTTATTTAATACAAATTGAACAATAATGACAAAAACAAAAAAAACAAAAACAAAAATTAAAATACAGGGTAAAAATTATATGGTTCATCCTGAAGTAGAAGACTCTATTAAATTCTTAAGCGAAATAATTAGAGCTCATGAAGTAGCTTTATTAACTTGGGTTCATAAAATATGGAACAAGCAAGCTTTTGACGATAAAGACATAAAAGACTTTGAAAAAAGTATGTATGAATACACTATGAGAATACCAAACGCTAACGACATATTAGCAAATATGATGAACATAGACAAACAAAAACAAGATATAGAAGAAGAGTTGAAAGATGAGTAATTTAACACACAGTAATTATTATCAAGACAGAGAATATATATCTAACTCTATGTTAAATCATATATCTATATCTCCAGAATATTTTAAACACATGTATGATAATCAACAAATAGCTACACCAGCTATGAAATTAGGTTCAGCTATACATATGGATATATTACAACCTGGAGAGTTTCTTAAACATTATGCAATATCTCCTAAATTTGACAAAAGAACCAAAAAAGGTAAAGAGGATTTTGCAGAATTTACTAAAAATAATATGTTTAAGAATATTATTTCTGAATCTGACTATGAGTTAATAACGGAAATATCTTTAAAGGTAATGAATGACACCGCGGTTCATCAACTCTTGAAACATGGTGAAGCAGAAAAAATTGTAACATGGCACAATAAACATCATGATGTAAAGTGTAAGGGTATGTTAGACTATCATAGAGATGATATGATAATAGACCTTAAAACAACTAAAGATTGTTCTTATAGTGGATTTATGAAATCTATGATTCAATATAAGTAT